TAGAGCTTCATCATTAAAATTCTTATTATTATTAGGGTTACTCATTTAGATCCTCCTCGGATAGTACATCTTTATTTTCATAGCTTATAACGGTATCATCATCTAATACCCTTACGTGCTCTTCATCGCGTCCTATAGAATAGTCAGCGTCTTTCATAGCAAAAATTCTAGCGTCAATCTCTGTTAGGCCTTCGGCCATAGTTTGACCCGTTGATCCATCCACTACAAAATATGTATATTCAGTTTCTTTATAGACTTTAGCTAGTCTACTTATTAGGGGTTTATTATTCATAATATTTTATCCTTATTTATTAATTTAACTTATTATAACATTTTCCGTTTAGCCATTAGGGGTATTTTCTTCGTTATCTTTTAATAGCCTTAAAAAATCTTTTGATGCCGAAAGTCTTCCATCGGCTTGACCTATTAAAGTTAGATCCACGTCTGTATACCTTCCTTTTTGCAGGTATTTAATTTGATTTTTACTGTCCTTGATGATCTCATTAGCTAAGTTATAGATTTTATTCGTTATCATTTTATTTTATCCTTATATAGTTATTAATTTACGGCCTTACTCTAAAAACCACTATAAATAATGATCTTTAGAGTAAAACCCCTAAAACAGGCCTCGAAATATTCGATTCTAGGCGTTATTTTGTATAGGGCCTACCCTTACTATTGCTTTATTCGTCTTTAAACCTCTCGTTTATATCATCATTAATCTTTTTATAGAATGGAAGTAGCGCGCAAGCTAAACCAATCATTACACAAAGTAAAATAAATAGATCTAAAAGAATATTTTCTAACATAGTTTTACCCCTTTTATTATTTAACAGATTTTATTAGATCGTTTTCGATCGTAACACTTGCGAAAAATTCGCGGCCTTCGTTGTTTGTTACTTGAGGTCTATTAGATCCAACAAGAACCCCGTTTGATTTATATTCATTACCAAAAATAGACGTTTCAGTATAATTTAAAGGTTGTCCGATGTTTTCCTTTATTTGTTTTTTGCTTTTATAGTTTAAGATCATCATTTTATTATTTTTCCTTATAGTTATTTTAAAGTCTTACGCTAAAAGATCACTTTTTAATGATCTTTAGTCTAAAACCTACTTAATAGAGTCCCAAATTTGCCATTTAAGGGACTTTATTAAGTGTAGCAAGGCCTTACTATTCCTTTTTTATGGCCTAAACTGTTTGTAAGTCAATCGCAAAGCCTGAAAGATCCTTTTTTGCTTTACCTTTAGCAATTAAACCGACAACAACGCCTATAGGGTCCAAAAACCTATGGTCTGATATATCACCGTTAATTACTTTACGGCCTTTATAAGTTGCTGGAAGTGTTTTACCCTTGAAGACAACCGCTATGTTGTAGTTAGTCTTCCATATAGGTTTGAATAGATCTTTATATTTTGTATTAGCACCGGAATAACTAAAAGTTAAATGATAGTTTGCAGGAATATCTTTTTTATACCTTGATAATGTTTTTGTATAATCGTAAAATTGCACCTCTGGAAACTCTCTAATTAAAGACATAAAGTTTATATCACTAATTACATTTAAACGTATTGCAGGAATTACACTAAAGCGCTTACAGTCTTCTATAAACGCGTAAATGTCACCGCGTAGCATTGCCATAAAGCCCGCTTTATTATCCCTATATAATTCAGTCTTTCGCGTTCTAGCGTCTATAACAGTTTGAAATGATCCACGGCCCGCCGATTCTAAACAAGGCGCTTTACATCCTGCAAGAATTGCCATAGCGCACAAGTTAACACCCTTTACTTTATCAGCCGGCATTAAAGACAGGCCTGCAATACGGTATTCTTTAACTTTTCCATTTTCCTTTTTCTTGAGCTTTGTATTAGATCCGAAAGATAATAAGTTATAAGACTTTGAATTAAACTTTGTTTTTATTTTAGTTTTGATTGTAGTTTTCATTTTGTTTTTCCTTCTAGTTGTAATAAATTAGACCCCTATTGCTAAGGGTCTAAATTCTTATAACTGATTATCAAATAAATATTCAACGCTTAATTCTTTTGCAGCTCTTAAATTATCAAACTCGCCTTCAAGCGCTTTAAAAGTTTTAAGATCGTAATAGATCATAAAAGTAACAATACCGCTTATTTTTTCCTTTATAGAATCTTGCATATGTGATGTCAATTCAAAATTGTCTTCGTCTTTATATTTCTTTAAAACAATTCTTGAAGTCTCTAAAGAATCATTAACACCTTGTAAAATGTTTAATTGTTTTTTTGTAAGTTGTTTAGTTTTCATTTGATTTTTTCCTTTTAGTTTAAAGTGTTTGTGATTGTACTTCGATCTCATACCCTAGGGCCTTGATATTCGCGATTGCATAGCTTGTAAATGTTTTTGTATCTGTAAGCCTTGCGAAAGCTAAAGCGCTTTCACATACTGGATATACAAGGTCTTTACCGTAATTGCTTTTGATCCTTACTTTTATTGTTTTCATTTTGTTTTTCCTTTTAGTTATAAGTTATTGTTTTTTCTAGCTTTTTTAACTTTCGATCTTGTTACTGTCTTGCTTTGTTGGATCTATTATAATTCATTGCAACCTTAAATCTTAGTTAATTTTTCCAAACAGTTAAAATTAGATTGTAACTTATTGATTTTACTATGTTTATTCGTACGTGTTAAATGTCTTCCTATGTCTTACTATATATAAGCATAAGTTAACAGGCCTTGAGATCTCTCAGGATGTCTTAAGATCTATACTCACGATCACTTTTACTTCACATTTGAGTACGTGAGATTAACCTTGCTAATAGATCACTTGAGATTTACCCGTAACTATCTCAAGATCTTAGCTTAGTCCCTGCTTAGTCCCTGCTTAGTCCCTGCTTAGTCCCTAATCAAGTTACAAAAGTGCAACACTTGTTGTATATATACCACAATTAGGCCTAGGGGAGGCTCAATATGATCTTTATAGTTTTAAATTTAAGCTCACTCGCAGATTAGAGTAAATTCGAGTATAAACAGCTATTTACTAGGGTAATTCTAGAAACTGGAGGTGCGGAGAGGGACTATAGTGAAATAAAGAAGATTATGCTATTGACAAACATAGAAAAGTATGCTATAATATTACTATAGATTAAACATTTATTATTATCTAAACTTCACCTAAAAGGCTTCTCTTAGAAACAACCTTTATAATCATTCTAAATATTCCTCTTTAGCTGAAACTATAGTATCACTAAGGAGAAAACAAGAATGCCTTCAAAACACAAAGGTTCACCTAATTTATTTAAGGGAATGAAGTCCCTAAATCCAGAGGGTCGACCAAAAGGTAGCGTCAATAAGTTTACAGCTCTAAGTAGAGAGTTAATGTCTAACAAAGGACCAGAAATTGTCCAGAAGGTTATAGACTTAGCACTCGAAGGTGACAGGACTTGTCTTAAGATGTGTATGGATAGAATCATTCCTACCACTAAGGCAGTAGAGTTTAGGTCTTCAGAAGATAAAGGCAATGTTATTATCAATGTTGGTGGTCTTACAGAAAAAATAATAGAAGCTGACAAAAAAGAACCTTTAGAATATGACGAAGGTGTTATTATTGAAGAGTCTAAGATAGATGAGACTATTATTAAGATAGCCAGTAGTGAGTAAAGAATTAGATGTAAAGTTACATCCCGCACAACTAGAGATATTTAATAGTACCGCTAGATTTAAGGTTGTAAGTGCAGGAAGAAGATTTGGTAAGTCTAGATTGGCAGCTTGGATACTTATTATTAAAGCTCTACAATCAGAAAGTAAGGATGTGTTTTACATAGGTCCTACTTTCCAGCAAGCTAAAGATATTATGTGGAATATGCTTAAGGAACTGTTGCAAGATACAGACCTTATAGAAACAACCCACGAAAATACAGCTACTATGAAGTTAGTTAATGGTAGAAGAATTAGTTTAAAGGGCAGTGACCGACCAGATACTTTAAGAGGCGTAGGTCTAGCTTACGTTGTACTCGATGAGTACGCTAGTATGAAGGTAGAAGTATGGGAACAGATAATAAGACCAACTCTTGCTGACGTTCAAGGTGGTGCACTCTTTATAGGCACGCCCGCCGGGAAGAATCACTTTTATGATTTGTATTTAGAGGCAGATAAAGATGAAGATTGGGAATCATTCCAGTATACATCAATAGATAACCCTCTAATAGACCCAAAAGAAGTAGAAGTAGCTAGAAGAACAATGTCTACTCAAGCTTTTAGACAAGAATTTGAAGCTAGTTTTGTATCTTTTACAGGTGGCATCTTTAAAAATGAATGGATTAAATATGATGATGAAGAACCTGACGAAGGTAACTACGTTATTGCAGTCGACCCTGCAGGATATGAACAAGTGGAAAAAGAACGTGGCATTAAAGGCAGTAAGTTGGATGAAACTGCAATTGCTATCGTTAAAGTCTATGCTGACAAGTGGTGGGTCAAAGATATACTCCACGGTAGATGGGGCATTAAAGAAACTGCTTCTAAAATACTACAGGCTGCAATTGAAAATCAAGCAACGACTGTAGGGATAGAGTCTGGTGCGTTGAAGAACGCTATATTACCTTATCTACAAGATGAGATGCGAACACAAGGACAATGGGTTGTCATTTCAGATGTAACCCACGGTGGTAAAAAGAAAGCAGATAGAATTACGTGGGCTTTACAGGGTAGACTAGAGCACGGTAAGATTACATTTAATCGTAACCCTAGTTGGAATAAAGATTTAGAAACACAGTTACTAGAATTTCCAAGTAAAGGCACACACGATGACATTATTGATGCTTTAGCTTATATAGACCAAGTTAGTGTGGCAGACTATATGCACACAATTGAATTAGAAGACGAATGGGAACCTTATGATGAAGTTGCAGGATACTAAATGATTGGTGATGAAGACGAACAAGAGTACCAAGGACTAGCTAGTTGGCTAGACACGCGTCTAGAAGAGTGGAGAAACCACAGAGATTCTAATTATTTAGATATGTGGGACGAATATTATCGTCTATGGCGCGGCATCTGGAAAGCAAGTGATAAGACTAGAGACTCAGAAAAATCTAGATTAATAGCACCAGCATTACAACAAGCAGTTGAATCTTCAGTTGCAGAAATTGAGGAAGCTACGTTTGGTAGGGGTAAATGGTTTGATATCAAAGATGATATGCTCGACCAAGACCCTTCAGATGCTGAATACTTACGTAATTTACTACAGGAAGATCTAGAGTCTACTGGATGTAAAGATGCTATGTGTGAGGTGTTTTTAAATGGTGCGGTGTATGGTACTGGAATTGGTAAAATATCCGTACAAGAAAATACACAAAGATATCCTGAAGAAGTGCAAGTAGAAGGAACAATGACAACTCAACGAGTTATTAGCGAAAAACAAGTTGTTGATGTCAGTATAGAGGCAATTAGCCCTAAAGAATTTTTAATAGACCCTTCAGCTACAACTATACAAGAAGCTCTTGGTGTTGCACACGAAGTTATTAAACCTAGACACAGTATAATTGAAGGTGTTAAAAATGGTATCTACAGAGACGTAGCTATAGAAAGTAGTTATGCTATGGAAAAATTTACAGGGTTTGACCCTGAAGAATCTCGTGCTGATGCTAACGACCAAATTAAAATTACAGAATACTGGGGTAAAGTACCTGCTAGGTTCTTATCAGAAAAAGAAGATACTGATGATTTTGAGTACAATGATGATGAATTAGTAGAAGCTGTAGTAACTATGGCTAACGATACTCACATACTAAGAGCAGAACGTAATCCATTTATGATGGAAGATAGACCATTCATATCGTATCAACACGACATCGTTCCCAATAAATTCTGGGGGAGGGGCGTTTGCGAGAAGGGCTATAACCCACAAAAAGCATTAGATGCAGAGATGAGAGCGCGTATTGACTCTTTAGCATTAACTACTACACCTATGTTAGCCGCAGACGCTACTAGACTACCAAGGGGTGTCAGACTAGATGTAAGACCGGGCAAAACTATTCTTACTAATGGCGACCCTAGACAGGCTATAATGCCATTAACATTAGGAAACACCGACCAAAATACATATATGCAAGTCCAAGCACTTCAGAATATGATACAAATGGGAACCGGTGCTGCAGATACAGGAAGTGCAGAAAGAGCTACATCTGCTGGTATGTCTATGCAACAATCTTCTGCAATCAAAAGACAGAAACGTACTCTAATGAACTTTCAAAATACATTTTTAATACCTTTAATTAACAAATCATTGTGGCGTAAGATACAGTTTGATGTTGAAAGGTATCCTATTGTAGATTATAAATTTGTTCCTTACTCTACTATGGGTATTATGGCTAAGGAATTAGAATCACAACAGATGGTTAGTTTACTTCAGGCTATACCTAAAGATTCTCCTGCTTTTAATGTAATATTATTATCTGTATTTCAAAATTCTAGTATACATAATAGAGATCAAGTAGTTCAATCTTTAATGCAAGGTATGGAACCAGATCCGCAACAACAAGAAATGCAACAGATGGCTATGGGAATTCAAATGCAACAAGCTCAAGCAGATGTTCAAAAAACAATGGCACAAGGACAACAAGAACAGACCAAGGCTATGAAAAATGCAGCAGAAGCTGGAGCAGCACAACCAAACGAGCTTAAAATTCAAGAAAAATACCTTAAACTACAAAAAGATTTAGCTTCTATTGAAAAACTAAAAGCAGACACAGAAAATAAACAAAGTGAAACAATGAGAAATATTCCTGAAGTAGAACATCTACAGTCTGAAACACTATTAAACATAGCAACAGCAAGAGAAAAACTACAAGGATAATATGTCAAGGACAGAAGCTTGGACTAGAAAGGCAGGTAAGAATCCCAAAGGCGGTTTAAACGCTAAAGGAAGAGCAAGTTATAAAAAAGGAACTCTAAAGCCGCCGGTAAAATCTGGTGACAATCCTAGAAGAGCTTCTTTTTTGGCTCGTATGGGTGGAACTGCTGGACCTGAAAGAGATTCTAAAGGTAAAAAAACAAGATTATTGTTATCCCTAAACGCTTGGGGTGCATCAAGTAAAGCAGATGCTAAAAAGAAAGCCGCTGCAATTAGTGCTAGAAACAAAAAGAAAAACACAAGAACAGCATAATGGTAAAGAAAGGATTATACGCAAACATAAATGCTAGGAAGAAAAAAGGTACTAGTAGAACTAAAAAGAAATCTACTATTTCTAAAAAATCATATGTTAGTATGAAAAAAGGCTTTAAAAAATAATGGTAGTAGACGACAAACAATTTTATGATGATAGAATTAATCTAGTCGAGTCTGATGGATGGATAGCTTTAATTGAAGAATTAAAAACATTATCTGAATCAGTAAAACGAATAGACTCTATTGATAACGAAAAAGACTTATGGTTCGCCAGAGGTCAGTTGTCAATTCTAAGACAAATGATTGTTTTAGATGAAGCAACAAAAGCAGCGATGACAGAACTAGACATCTAGCGTCATCTTTTTTACAC